TTTTTTTCAGAACAGAGCCTGAACTTGGCATGTGGCATGGAACATTTACCTTCGCAGTATAAAGGAGATACATATCACGGGGGAGAGCGACAAACAAGGGCGACAGGCAGGAAAGAGAGAAAGAGACAAACCACATCAAAAGAACTAACGAGTGTTCTTTTACCGCTGCTATCGTGCGTGCGAAAATCCGGTATTCGGCTATAATGAAAGCATAGTCAGCGGATTTTCGCACGCACGATAGGGTGATAGCATATTGGAAAACAATGAATTACATTTTAAAAAGCCCTGTTTTTACGCTGAAAATTTCAGTTTTCCAGCGCTCAAAAAAATGATTGCCTATTTACCAAGCATTTACAGCCTTTTTCACCCGCACTTTGTGCGGAACTAGCGAAGCGTACCCCTCACCGCGCTATCCAAATTTCTCATTACTTTACAAAAACATCAGCGGAATATGTAACGTACCCATACCGATTTTGCGCCCATCGCACCCGTACAGACACAAAAAAACCGCACGCAACAGGCGCACGGTCATTGGCAGAGATACAGGTAATTACCTCTACAACGCGGAAGTAACAAACAGATTGATATGGGTGCGTGGAAATTTCTCACAGCCGATACACAAGGTATCAAACGCATCGGAGCCATCGGTACGCCCTTCAAGCCGGTCCTCCTCCGTTTCCGCCAGCTTCTCACCCCGTTTGTCCTTGCCCCCATTGTACACACCTGCCGTCTGGATGGATATCAACAGATCTTCATTATTCTGCTCGTTAAAGAAAGGTATAAGATTCGCCTGTCCGGACAACATGCGGTTAACCAACAGATATTTCTCAATGTGACTCATAGGCTTGCCTATATGCACTTCATCCACCTCCCAGCCACGCTTGCGGAACTCATGCGCAATAACCCACCTGAAATCCTGATCATTGACTGCATAATTGGAACCCAATGCCGTACTGTCATAATAGAACACCACCTTCTTACGCTTGTGATGCCGGTAATAAGTACAAAAATCATCCACCAGTTCGGGCAACTTACGCTCGTACTTTACAAAGAAGGACTTGAGCACTTTCAGCTTGCGCCCCTGCGGCTGTCCTGCCACCAGCCAGTTGATATTCGCATTGTAATCGAAAGCTATGCAGATGGGCATTTGGGGCTCCACATCGGCATCAGCCAACGAAGTGGGAACCTTGAGCTTGTCAAACTTGTACTCCAAACTGTCAAGGTAGGAAAAGTTGGTAGCACTGTACTTGTGACCGGAACGCAACGAAGAATAGAATCCGTCACGGGTGATGCCTATGCGCTTGCACAGGATAGCCGTCATGAAGGTCAACGGAGGCAGGTCACGTTTCATGTCATTAACCCACTTTTCACCCAACACCTGCATGTTCCAGATACTTGAATATTCCTTGTACATGACCGCTACGGAACGCATCCGGCACAGATCACGTGAAAGAGTACGGAGATAAGAACGCAGATAAGCGGGTATCTCCTTACCTGCCGCAACCAGCTTCTTGATTTTATCCTTGGTCTTCCAGATTTCAAAAACAGCGCCCTGTATCACCTCAATCAGTTCGGGATCACACTTCTTCTCATAATCCAGGAACCAAGACCCTTTTTTAGTGACCGGCATATCAGAGGAGATCAACATGCCATGGTGAAAAAAGTGATGCCCGAAGTGCTGCTTGTTACCACGATTGGCCGGAAGTGTCTCATCCTTCAGCTGTTCGAAGTCAATAAACTTGGCTTCGTCAATATCCAGTGCGTCATAAGAATGCGAGTTGGATGTACCGCTCCGGTCCTGAGAAATGATATAGCCGATTGATCCGTTATACAAGGATAGAATATTCTCCCAGTTATCGGGTTCAAAAATAGGCTCACCCCACCCCCATGACTTCGGCGGCTTGCGACCGACACACCAATGCAGGTCACGCTTAAATCCCCAGTTCTCCCAATGTATCAGCATGGAGGGCAACGTATTAGTCAAGACACGCTTGCAGTTGGCACCGACAAATCCTGTAATGGAACCGGGCATACGCTGCATGTTGCGCAAATTCCATGCCGCATGAATCAATCCTTTCCCGATACCACGACCACCCACAATCACCGAATCTTTGGCCGCCGTGTACATCACTTCCTGCTGAGGGTCATTAAAGTATTGTTTCATTATTCTTTCGGTTTAGGATTAAAGATATCATCTTCATTGAACTCAACCTCTTCAAAGTCCACATCCTCAATATCGTCAGACCAATATTGTTGAATCTTTGATTTAATTCTATCCCGGACATTAGGAATAGGCTTGATGCCAAGCACGGTCGGATCATCCGTCGGCTCGAAAGGCTGCACTATAATCTTATCATAACCTTTGTCCAAGATGTCTTCTTTATCCAACTGGGTGTATTTGCCATAATAATTGGCGGCAGCCCCCATGGCGCGCGCATCCTTGATACGCCGGGCCATTTCGAAGGTCTCATCAATCATCTGGCAGAACTTGTAGCGATGGTAATCCTTGGTTGTCTTGGCCAGATCACCCAACAGACGCTTGATAATGCGTACATCATCGTATGCGGAAGATTTGCTGATCTTGTAGCGATACTCCAGTTCCTGCACAATCTCCAAATCTTTTTTGCGCGGGAACTGTAACCAGTAATTATACATATCCCGGAGCCGGATCAACCGCTGTTGAATCAGTTCGGGAATGCCGTCAGCCGCCATCTCGTTGACATCGGCGAACAGATATTTCTCACATACTTCTATCGTAGCAGGTACAGGCATAGTTATTACAGATCTTCATCAGCGTCCATATTCAACAGATAACCGTTTGTCAACGACACCGCCAACGGACTGCCCACATTCGCCAGTTCGATCTCCTGTCTACGCAGTTTCAGTGCAGTGGATGCCTTGGCGTGATAATACGCCCTGGAAACAGGCGAATTACGGTCAAGAATATCCAGACGCAGCGTGTCCGCATCCACATCAAGCAGCACTGCCATATCGGATATAGGGGTCAGCAGAGCCGCCAGCTCGCTGATCCGATCAAGTTGTTCCGTTGAATAGACCATCCAGTTGTATAGCGTTAGTATTAATAATATGAGCGTAACGCTCTCTCAGTTGTATAAAAACAGCGGGATCGGTTGTGATGATTCCGCTCTCGACACGATTGCCCCTTGTCTGATTCTGTGAGGTGCATATCGACACCTGCCACCTTGCATTTTGAATGAGAATCACTTTTGAATGATTTTCAGACAGGTACACTTCATCGAACACATTGGCAATGAAAGTATAAAGATTGACCGTCTTACGGGATGCCTTCAAGTCCGCCAACATGGTAGCCCGGGTAAGCTGACCGCGCCGCTTCAAGCGATAGATCCGGCGGAGAAACTCTTCGGAAGTGGAAAAGGTGGAGATGTAAATCTCCGCCGGACCAGTCTCGCTCAGAATCATCTCGATGATGTCGAATAGCTGCACACGGTTATCCAAATACGCTTGCAAGGGTGCTTCGGACAGTGACCGCAACAGTTGCCTAACCTTTTTCATCGGTTGAGATGATCACTCCCACCGCCGCCAGTTCCGCTGCCTGTGTCTCATCCACCACATTACCGGTAGCAATCAGGAAGTCATACCGCTGCTGCACCTTCTGCAACAAGGCAGTAAACTTGCCAGCATCTGTATCCTTCAACTCCGCCAGCTTCTTGTTATCAGACAGATACTTGCGTGCCGCACCCACTTTTTTAGCGATTTCAGCCGGGTCCAGACCGGAAGCATCTTCCGTCTTCGTCACCGGATCACCAGGCTTATAATCATCGTATGCCTGCAGGTTGGCACGATACTTCTTGTCCGCTTCATCAAGCAGCTTCAGGTATTCGTAGCGGTCACAAGCCGGCGCCGACTCCATGCCCTTCAGCTGCTCGAACAACTCTTTGATCTTAAACCATAACGCCCCGTTATCCGTCCACAGACGTTGAATCTCAGGGGGAAGGCGGTCATGATCCATACGCCTGCCTTTGGCTACCTTCGCCTCCGGGAACTCATCATCCACATCCAGTACCGGAACACCTCCGTCTATGATCCGTTGTGCGGAAGGTATGACCGTGATATTCATTCGTGCGATATCAGACACGGTTTTTCCATCCAAACGGATTTTCAAGTGCTTGCGCAATTCGTACTCCACCTTATCGGCAAACTTTTCCGGCTTGCGGATTACATTCTGAAACAAAATCTTATTACGGTTCAAGGACAACAACAGAGTGGCACCCGCCACCACATCACGCTCAGAAGGCGGTGTATCCAGATAGTCCTGTATTTTATGAGTCAATTTCTCATCCATATATTAAAATATTAAAAAAGTGGCGGCATAGACCAGCCACACCACCACTCCGATTTATAAACTTAAAGAATCAAGGCTCATCCAAAGAAGAATCGCTCCATGCGGAACCGTCCGCACCGGAGATATCCCCATCCTCCGTTTCAATTTTACCCGGATAGAAGGGAGCCGGGCACACATCGGTCGCTTCTATCTCAAGCGTGGTACCGGCCTCTCCGGTTACTCCCTCGCCCAATGCCTGGGCGGGCTTGGTCACTGTCTCGAACTCCTCACACCCCATCACACGGAACTTGCCGTTGCGCTGCTGTACAAGATAGACCAGATCATCGGCCATCGCCTGACGGCAGAAACCCGCCGCATCTTCTTCAGTACCCGGATGCTTGATCGTGCATTTGTTCAGACATGTGACACTCGGACGCTCTCCCTGCACCTCGGTAGTCACATTGGATTTGGCGGACAAGGAATTAAGCGTTAGCCACTTCTTATCCGACGCCATCGTAAAATTACCCTTGTAGGTGGCCAGTTCACCCAT